TTATACCCAGAATTTAATGGGTATGGATATTCCGTAGATATGTCTGGATTTGGGGAACATATAGCCGTCGGGGCTCCAGGTACGGCAGTAGTACAACTTAGAGCAAGTGGTGCAATGGGGACAACAACACCCGGACCCGTAAACCACACGGTTGGTGAACATGCTATATCTTCTACAGGTCCACATTACACTGGTGGAACCGGAGCTGGAACTGGAAATCTAAATTATGACCACGCAGGACCCGGAGGATCTACATCAAACCCAATAACACAATCGTCTCCGGGTACAAATACAGGTGGGGGTTGGTCGTGTGGAAGTTCAAGATTAGCTCATGATACTGGAGCATCCGGCGGCCATCCATTTGCATGTAGAAAATTATGGAATGATGGAATGACCACTCTTGGAACGGGTGTGGCAGAATATGGTGGAGTTACGGTACCCCCAGATTCACGCCCTTATTTAGATGGTTTCAGTAGCACAGTGGAGCGAGATAATTGGTTCTTTCCAAATTTTCAAACCGGAAATGTCCGAATATTAAGATGTCCCGATGGGGGAAGTTGGTCTTCGGGTGTGACTCAAGTTGGAACAGTCCTTAAAGGATTCGATCATGCTGTAATCCCAACTGTCGACCCAATCACCGGCATCCCGAACAGTAATTATCAATTATCATTAAGATCCTCGGCTTTACATTACTGGACAACCAATCGACATGGATCTTCCTTTCCAGGTTTTGGACAAACAGTTCAAATATCGGCGGATGGATCACGTTTAACTGTGTCGGCACCAACGGAAGCGAGTCAACCATATTACAGTCGACCTATGCAAGGTAATATATACACGTATTCATTTAACCAAATTACGGGTAATTACGAAGACCCGTTAAAAGATCATGATGCCGACGGAAAAGGATACGAATTTATTCATGATACCACAAATAGTCTTTATGGTATGGGTACATCTTTAACCGAGGATGGATCGCGTATATTCGGAAGTTCTTTCGATTCTCTCCAATTTCTAAAAGTTCACGATTTTTCGGGAAAAACATATTTTATGAGTTCGCCGATAATAGTTACACACGACACAGATGCTGATCATTACGGAGGGACGCTTTCTTCACCGGTAGTTAGACAAGTTGAGGGCGGTTATGGTGATCCGGTTCCTAGGGGGTACATGTCGGGATGGAGAACCGCTGCTAAAAATGGAAAAATTTGCGCCGTTAGTATGCCCGCATACCCACAATGTTACGGTAGTCGAAATAGCAACGATCTACCGACTTCCAGCGCGACTATACAACCTAATAATGGGGAGGGGAAAGGTATTATTTTCTTTTATAGATTCCCTCTTACACAGGTTGTATCGGGTAATAGTTTATTTGAAGGTACTGTAAAGTGTATGGATTTAACTATAGGTTCAACTACAAATTCATTAGCACCAGCTAAACTTCATTTTGGTGGAAGACTGGGTGAAGCTAATACCGAACAATCTTCAACTATAGAGACAAGATGGTTAGGACTACAAAATGGAAGATACCAACAAGAATGGGCTACTGCATACGGTGTATTTGATCATGAACTATTTATAAGTAAATTTCACGGCGGGGATCCCGTATCTACTGGGTGGCCCCAACAAACGAGGGGGCACTGGACTAGAAATCAATGGTTAGGTAGTAGAATACGTTTAAAAGCACCTAAAATTGAATTCCAACTTCAACACGCGTGGAACGCGCACAGTCCTTACGAAAAATACAATGAACATACCTGCGTAACCATAACCAATAATGGTAGTCATAATTATATCAATGACAGTGGATTTGGAGACTTGACCTCAAACTCATTACAACACTCTTATGGGAGTGGGCATAGTGGACCGTCTCAGAACAACAACGGAAATAATGAATTACGACAATTAATGTGTATACGTACCGGAACTTGTAATGCTAGGGTAAATGCAGGATTGATGCTTGTGGCGGCTAGAAACAATAGCATCGCGGTCACCCGTCGAGATGAAGCGTCGGGACAAACGATCGTGGACGAAGGTAGATGGGTCCCAGATGATGGTTGTCATTACACACTCGCACCTGGAAATGATGGGTGGCTTTATCTACTAACAGAAAGAATAATATTGGATGCTGCCGGCAATCACGGTCACAAGCAACCAGAATCGACGCACGCCTATTACGACGGTACTGGGGGGAGCAGCAAGACAAGCACTAATAGTGAAATTTGTTATGCCGGTTTAAAAGTGGGTAATTTGTCTGTGATGGGGTCTTACACCAATCCTAGTGACGATCGTCTTAAACATTTTGAAGAAGAAATACCCGATTGTTTGGAGTTGATAAATCAATTAAATCCTTATAAATATAAAAAATCTCAAAAAAAATATACAGAAAATTATACCGGAGACATAGGTACCGAAAATAAAGATTGGAATTGGGAAATAGGTTTAATAGCTCAAGATATAAAGAAAATACCTTACCTCGAATTTATAGTAAAAGATCCTGAGACATCATCTGGAAATGTTTACTCATTAAGATATAACAATTTTATAGGTGTATGTCTCCAAGGTGTAAAAGATTTACATAACCGTCATCAACCAGAACTTGTGAAGGTGGCAACCCTCCAATCAGACCTCACCATAGAAAAGGAGAAGGTGGCAACCCTCCAATCAGATCTCACCATAGAAAAGGAGAAGGTGGCAACCCTCCAATCAGATCTCACTATAGAAAAGGAGAAGGTGGCAACCCTCCAATCAGACGTCGCTATAGAAAAGGAGAAGGTGGCAACCCTCGAAACTGACGTAGAACGTGAAAAATTAAAAACAACAAATTTACAAGAACGAATTTTAGTCATGGAACATGCGTACCACGCCCTACTGGAACGCGTTTCCGATTTAGAAAATTCATGATTGTTTCGCACATTTTAGGCACACGACTAAAATGGGTAAAACAAGTTTACTTCTTAATAGAATCCATCGCGGCTAACGCGATGACCCCGACGATGAAAAACATGACGACATAGTTGCACTCTGTTGTTTCATCGGCAACGGGCTGAGCTTTTTGCTTCACGACGACCTCCTGTTTAATAGGTGGAGGCTGTGGAGGTCCGAGCGGCTCATCAAAGTCGATCGGACAATAGCCTATCATTTATAGTATGTTTATAAATTTATTTCAACCTTCTTCTTACGAGGTCTTCCCTTAGAGGTCTTCGCTGGACCGACCTTCACCTCCTTGACGTCTCCATCCTCAGTCTCTTCTGGATCTTTCGCAGAAACGATATCAGAAATATCGTCATCCTCCTCTATATCTACTGGAGGTTGGGGTGGTGTCAGGTTGGTAGTGCTTATAGGAGGTCCAGGTGGCATCATGATATTACCCATGAGACTCGAAATATCGAGCCCGGGACCCTTCATTTCGTGACGCTCACCTGCTGGAGCGGGAGCAGATGCCTGATTCGCCATAGTGTTTTGTACAGCGCTCATCATGTTGTTAACCAGGCCTGGGTTCTGTTTCATAACGTCATTAACGTTAGGCATTACACTCTTGAACATAGAATTCGTAAGATGGAACATCATCGCAGAACCACCAAGCATCATGATAAGCTTGACCTCTGGCGCGACGTGCATTTTCGTTCGGTATTTCACGTATAGTTCCTCGAAGACTTCATCATAATCATCTACATTTTCCATGATGTTTTCAGACCAGCCATCGAGCTGAAGTTCGAAAGGGTTATAGCGTTTATTCATAAATTCAAGGCCGGTGACACATGCTATGAGCATTCGCCTAGAAAACTTAATAGACTTGTCTACGTCTATACTGTATGTGATACGCTTAACCTCTGTTCTCAATTCATCTACAGGCGAATATACGTTTAATCGCTTATTAATAGTAAACCCACGCTTTTCTAAACGTCCGAGTTTATTTATAAGATCAGCCTTTTCCTCATCGACCGTCTTGTATCCCGGAGAAGGTTTTTCTTCCTGATCTTCCATAGAACCACCGTAATCATATGACTCTTGTTGCTCCCCACCATCATATTCCCCGTAATCTATGGGATCTTCGCTTTTTGGCGGGGGTGGATCGTTTTGTTTCATGGGATTGGCGAATGTATCTATATCTTCCTGAAAAGATACGTGTTTACGGGGGGGTGCTTTATGAATCTGTGAAGCGTTTCCAGGCCGATGCATGACTTGAGGCTTCGGAAAATCAAGTTGAATTTCATCTAGCACAGCCTGTTCGTTATCGTCGAGCTTCATAACAGAACCTCCTCGATCGAGAATAATTTCACCGTCCATTACTCTCTATATTGAAACTAATCTATTCTCTTTAACGCACTTTATAAAAAAATATCAGTAGACTATAAATGAAATTTAACAGCGTCAACCGTCGTACCATACGAACTATTCTCATCGTTATCGTTCTCTTACTGGCTCTTTCCTTTTTCTACCCCCCTAAGACCAGCATGTTCCAGCCCACCCCGATCACGGTTACCCCTGTTTCTGAGGAGTCCATTCACAATCTTCCATCGACTGAGGAATGCCTCGGCAACAGCGTTTACTCTACCAGCACCGGTGGTGTATGTGGCGGTGGTAAGTTAGTGAGCGACCATGCCAACTACAAAATTGTTGATGGCATCGGACTCGCCTAGACTTTAATCTGAGTTAATATAAATGGCAGCTCAGCCAATTCTTTCAGATATCAATCATGAAATTCACACCGTCATAGTTGATGGTTCTGGTACTGATTTTGTAGTGCATTTACCAACAACTTTAGATAATGTCATTCAGGCTCAATTAGTTTCGGCAGTATTTACTTCCAGTGATACAACACAGACGGCCATTCATATAGGTATTGAAGAACTTCGAACATTCTTTTCACAGCGTGCGAAAGATGATCTAGACTCGTCTGCAGACAACCACTTAAACGGGATTTTCGGAACCGTAGTCGGACCTCACGTTAGTCTCGGTGGGACTGGAAGTGGAACTATGGTAATTTCATTCAAAAATGAATATCCCATAAGTCAATATTATTATAACCCTATTCGAAAGTTAGATCGGTTAACTTTTAATTTGGATAAACAAGATGGAGATTCAGCTGGTGTGACAGCTTCGGTTTTCGTTTTCAAATTTGTTTGTAAAAATAAAAATTTAGGATGTTAGGTTCCAGAGCGTTGCATGCTCGATAATTTAAAAATACTTTATAATAATAAGTATGTCTTCTGGAATCGTACAATTAATAGCTCTAGGTGCCCAAGATGAACACATCATGGGTGAACCCGAGATATCGTTTTTTACGTCCACCTTTAAAAGGCATTCTAACTTTTCACAATCCATAGAAAAGCAAACTATACAAGGATCTGTGAATGGTAATTCCATGTCGTCTATTCGATTTGATCGAAATGGAGACCTCCTAGGATACACGTATTTTACCATAGATGATGGTACCCAGGCTGTCGATTTACAGGATTGGGGAGATGTTATAGATAAGGTAGAATTATTAATAGGAGGTCAAGTTATTGATGTTCAGGATCATGATTACACCGAGAAGATAGCTATTGATATGAACGCTCAGAATGTGAGTAAGAGTTCTAACGGTGTACACCCCGGTGCATCTGCGCGGTCTTATTTTTACCCTTTGAGATTTTTCTTTTGTGAAGGACCTCAATCTGCAATTCCTTTAGTGTCTTTACAGTACCATCATGTCGAATTACGCATCTATTGGGGTCCAAATGCAGGAAATTATAACGTAGAAGCGTATGCGAATTATTACTATTTAGATAACGAGGAGCGTGGAATAATGGCTTCTCGACAGCATGATATACTAATAACTCAAGTACAAAAGAATATAGCCTCCGGTGAATTAACACATGAGCTTATTTTCAATCACCCCGTGAAATATTTGGCATGTTCAAATACAAATATGGAAAGTACTTTGACTTCCGTCGATAATAAAATTAAAATCAGTATTAACGGAACAGATATAGGTATTTATAAGTGGGCGAAACCACATTTTGTAGACGTACAGAGCTATTATCACACAAACTTTGTGACGTCACCGGATTGTTTTATACATTGTTTCTGTTTAAATGCAAGTTCCCTACAACCTACAGGTAGTTTAAATTTCAGTAGACTTGATAGTGTTAAAATACATAGTGAATCTAAACCCTTAATTGATCCCATATACGCCGTAAATTACAACATCCTCAGAGTGAACAACGGAATGGCGGGTCTCATGTATGCAAATTAAAATCAGGAGTTATATTAAATGCCGAAGAACTTGAGTACAGTTGGTGGCGCTACAGAACTCCGATTCGGTAAATTTTGTAGAGAAGATCAGCACGATAACTCTGTCGTGATCAACGCCAGTAACGAAAAAATAGACGCAACAAAAGCAGGTGGCTTTTATCTCACACCCTTAGAATTATCTACTTTTTTTGCTGAAGATGGTACACAAGCGACGACTAATACATTCGTGGCGTATAATCAAAGCACGAAACAACTTTTTAGAACTGAAATACCCATGACCTTGACGGGTCTTTCGGGTGCAAATTCAAGTGCAAGCGGTGATTTAAACATTAATGGGGATCTCATCGTCACTGGAAACGTAACGTCCGCGGGCCAAATAGCTAATATTTTAGTTGATAATACAGTGTTTAAAGATGGTCTCATCGAACTTGGACATGGAAACATTGAATCCGATATAACGATGGATCTAGGTCATGTCATGTCACGACCCTCAGGTTATTCAAACGTCGCGGCATTTTTTGACGAATCGACAGATAAATATACTTTATGTTATACCTTAACTACAGCGACAAACGAAACTGAAGTTAATATAAAAACAGATGAAGATTTAGATGTTCATATTCAAGGTACTTTAACTACTACTGGTAATGTATCTGTCGGAAATTTAATATTAGATGATTCTCATTCAAATGTCATACAAGCGAGTGGAAACATATATACTACTGGTAATGTATATATAGAAGGAGGTCTCGTCACAAATTCAGGAAGTGTATCTAAAAAAACATACAGTCATAAAAATGATCTTGTTATGAGTACAAGCATAGCAAATGCTACGATAACATTAACTTTTACACATCACTCATTTTACGCAAAAATTATAGCACAACTTTTCGATAATAACAATGAAGAGGTCAGTACCATGATTCTGGATATAGCTGGTGGTGAGAGAGGTGGTAGCGCTTCTTCTAGTACAGCTATAGCTATGGGACCTATGTCCATTTTTGGAAATGCGAGTACAAATCCATGGAGTTCGGATGTTGTGACAACTGGTAATACGATTACTATCAAACCTTCTACAGATATACCATCTACGGGTGTAGATGGAAAATATTCCATTTTCGTAGAGTATATTTCACATGAATCAGGTGGAAAACTTACGTCTATCGAACGTCCGTCAGGAACAGGTGATACAGTTAATTTTGGATATTAAATACACATTCTCTCCAAACGACTTATTCGTCGTTTGCAAAGATGTTTTTTATGTTATTAAAGTATAAGAATGACACTTCCCACGAGTGTTCAAATTGTTCCCGGAAATTTGCTTTTATCAGGGAATGTACATACGAATGATACCAATGATACATTCTGTATTGATCATACTAACGGTACAGTTGGTATAGGTCGAAGTTTAACAAATCTTGTTGACGATTCAAATGTTTTACAAATATCTGGGGGAGTACACGCTACAAGGTATCACGGCGATGGTTCTCAACTTACGGGACTTACAGATTCTAAATGGCTTGAGGATGAAAACGATATCAATAATATATATTATTCAACTGGCAACGTCGGAATAGGTGGGGCGGCATCTAGTACTAATATACTTAAAGTACACGGAACCGTCGAAGCGACATCGTTCAGTGGTATCCAAGAGTCAGATGTCCCGAATATCAGCGCCAGTAAAATTACGACGGGTACTCTAGGCATTGATCAGATTCCAACTATCAGCACTAACAAGATCAGTGGAGATTTTGGGGCCGGTGGGAATATTGGAATAAATACCACAAACCCATATCGAGCTTTAGACGTTCAGGCACCCGCGAGACCTTCGATATATCCGTTCGCAATAGGAGGAGCTTGGTCGAATAGAGCAGAATATGTTGCAAAAACATGGGATCCGGGAATCGTGGATTCGGTGCCATATCCGTCAGTGAACTTTGTGGTAGGTGGGCAAGGTAAATCTGGGTGGGCGCGCGTGATGGTGGGTGCTTGGAAACCGAACGATCAGAACCATGGCTCTCTGTACGTCTACTCGGCGGCGCATTTCATCTTCGCCGTCGACGGTCCTATGGGCATCGATGCAATAACAATTCGCGACCAGAAGACGGGGATGGGAGCAGGCGATATTACCATGACTGCGAGTGGAGAGTATAACGGTGTTAAAATCACGATTACTCGAACTACGGGCCAGGGTGCAGGAGTGCCACCGGTCAAATGGAACGTATGGTATGAAATTTATCACGAAGACGGTGTGTGGTGGAGTTAAATATTTAATCTCAATTAATACTACATGGGGATCTTTGTTCAAGATACACTCGAACTCAATAATGGCGTTAAATTAAATAACTATTACGTACGTGTAAGAGAAATAGATATTATTAATAACACTAATAATAAAGGTGTTTTTCAAGTTGTGGGACTTTGTGATCGTTACACGACGAAGGTGGCTCGTGAGGCAGAAAAGAAATCGTTAGATACTATAATTGTTAGTATAGGTACTAAAACTCTTGTAGACGTGCATGGACAGGTATATTCAAAGTTAAAATCAAAATTTGAAAATACAACGGACGATAACTAAAATAATTTATTATAAAGTGAACCTTAACTCACATAAAATGCAGTACATTTTATCTAAGTTAATATAAATGGTGCAGACGACGAGCCATATATTTTCAGGGAAGGTCGATATCGAGAGTAACCTCTTGGTAGGCTCTTCTCACCTGTTCGTCGATACCGTAAATAACAGGGTAGGTATAACGACACCCGATCCTCATGCGA